AAAGATGGGTGCTTCTCTCCCAATACGCGGCTGAAAACCCGTCGCGGGAGTGTCCGATTCAAGGAATTGCGTGTTGGAGATTCACTCTTGACGGCCAGGAATACATGGCGTCCGGTGACAAAAATAACCCGCCGCCCATATGATGGCCCGGCGTTGGACATGGCTGATGGTGAACTGGTCACTCTGACCCACCTTTTCTTGAATAGGGAATTGTGGCTGCCCGTCCTGAGCTTGGACAAGTATTCCGAAGTCCATTACACGGGCGAGATTTGGAATGCCCATCTTGAAACGGAAGCTGACGATGACGGGACTCGCCCGGACACGGAGCACAGCTACACGCTGGCAAACGGAGCGATTGTTCACAATCTACAAACTTAGTTATGACGCAAATCTTCTTCTTCACAAATAACGTGGACCCCGCGAAAATGCAGAACGTCAGGACCATCTCCGGATGGCATGTCTGCAACGACGCTCCGATCGGGGTCGCTTATCCCGCGTCCTGGGCCGATCCAAACGATGCCACCGCGGAGATTACCGCACAGGGTTTCATTGTCCTTCCCGGGGTCCACGACACAACGACTCCCGTGCCGGCTGCCGCCGTTGCGGCCATCGCGAAGGTGGGAATTGTGGTGGGACCAGCGGCGGTTACGTCAGCGTTCGCTACGGCGGTCTACCAGAAACTCGGCCTGCCATTTTTGAAGCCCAACCTGCAATGAGAGGTGAGAACATGAAACGCTTCGCGCCATTCTTTTTGGCTCTGCTCTTGCCCCTGGGCCTGTTTGCGCAGACGAAAACGACCGTTGCGGACATCCTCTACGACCCGAGCGGCGCTGCCCTGACCAACGTCACGATTGTGCTCGTCGCCAATCAAACCTTCACGGGAGCGGATGGAACCGTGGTCGTCACCGGAAGCCGCATCACGCTAACTCCGCTAAACGGGCAGTTTTCGGTCGACCTGATACCGAACGTAAACGGCACGCCCGCGGGAACAAGCTATACCGCTAACTATTTGACGGACAACAAAAACTTCAAGGAAATCTGGATCGTCCCGCAATCCTCCAGCCCCGTCAATCTCCTGCAGGTGCGCGCGCTTTCCTCACCCACTCCGGCCATTGTCATTCCGGCTTCGCAGCTACTTCCTCCCCCTGGCTGCGCGGCTCCGCAAGTGCTGCGCTGGACCGGAACCGGATGGCTCTGCAAATCCGACAATTTGGGCACCGTAACCATAAATCTGGAAAATCCCACGGCCGCCGATGCGGGTAAGTTCCAATGGAAACCCAAGAATCCGCTCACGCTCACGCGCTTGTCCTGTTCCACGGACAACGGCACGGCGACGGTAAATTTTGACATTCGGCAGGAATCCACGCCGAACACAACCGGAACGCAGGTGCTGTCCTCGCCGTTGACTTGTACCACCTCGACGGGCTCAACCACGGCGATCGCCAATTCCTACGTTCCGAGCCTTTCCCCGGTAGCGTTGTTGGTGATTACGGCCAACGGCGCATCAGTCGTTCGCATTCACGCGGAGTATCTACTCAACTAAAAAGGAGAATCACAGCATGTTCTTTCGATCTGCAGTAGTTGTACTCGCCACCCTATTGTCGTTCCTGGGGTGGTCACCGCAAGCCGAGCACCTCGTCACGAAGGCGAATACCAGCGTGGTTGCTGGGCGTCCTGCCTCCATCGATGAGCACATTCCTGGCGTCAACATCGTCGAAATCGTGGCGCGGCATTGCCAGAGGTTTGGCGATGCGGTTTCCTGCGCTCTCGATCCCTCGACGGTGTTCTATACCCACAAGGAACACAACCTGCGCACCACGGCGGGCGGTGATTGGCAATCCTCCGTGATGGGCAATACCTCCGCTCCTCCGGCGACCTGCAACTACATCGCATTGTCGAACGATGCCGGCGCGCCGGCTGCGGGCGATACGGTGGTTGCGTCTGAAATCGCCACGGCGGGGCTCAGCCGCGCCCAGGGCACTTACGCCCATACCGGTGGCACGGCTTCGTTCACCGTGCAGAAGGTCTTCAGCGCCACCGGAACGCAAGCGAGCCAGAAAGCCGGGCTGCTGAACGCTGGCTCTACCGGAACGCTGTGCTTTGAGAACACCTACACGCAAGTCACCGTCAACAACGGCGACACCCTCACTGTGACCTGGACCATCAACTACTAATCTCCCAACGCAGTAGAGGTCCAATTGCGTGAATGCACTCCGAACAGCGGCGCGTACAGCTACGCTCGCGGTCTTGGTGGCGATGCTATTGCTTGCGCCATCGTTGCGCGCGCAGACGAAGATCCGCCTGCACGACGCCGCTTCGGACGTTTCCGGCTATTTGAAGGCCGACTTGTTGCTCGGCCCTTCGAGCACCACGGCCGTGACCAAAACGGTGGCAAGCGGCACGGACATTCAGATGACCAAGACCAGCGGAGGGTCCACCGTCGCATGGATCACCGCTCCGATCAGAACCGGCTTCACGCTTTCCGGCACGGTTACCTGCAACATATATGGTGGCGAATCATCCACCTCGGCCAATGCCGCATTTCGCTGCCGTCTCTACAAATACTCGGGTGGCAGCGAAGGCGCTACATTCTCGACCGCCAACATGGCCGGGGAGCTTACCGCCACCCTAACTACGGTCCACAATTGGACTGGCACGCCCACATCCACGGCTTTCTCCGCGGGAGATCGCCTGGTCATCAAACTGTTCTTGGAAAACTGCTCCGCAACCTCGGGCTGCCCGACTGGAACTATGGCCGGTTCCACCTACACCACCACGGCTGGATACGACGGCACCACAGACGGCTCGAATCCAGCGTCCTGGGTCCAGACGAATGAGACCATCGCCTGGGCCTATCTGGGCACACCCACGGCGGAATCCGTGGGCCCCGCGAGCGATACTTTGGCGGTTACCGTAGGGCGCCTTGCTGGCGGAACGTCCGGCCTTTCCGAGACGACGCCTGGTTGCACGGGCACTGCCGCCACAGCAACGTGCCGCGCCGCGGGAATCATCGAAACGCAAGTCGGTTCCGATTCTGTAGCGGCCTCAAAAGGTTCCGGCCAGGTCGGCAATCTGACGGTGACGCTGAGCGAATCGGATAGCGTGGCCGAAGTTCATGCAGCAGTGGGACATCTCACGGAAACGAATACTACGACTCCGTCGATCACCGCGCTCCGCGCGGCCTTTGTCGGCATGACCGTTACGGTTTCGGCGTCTGATTCGGCGGCAGGAATCAGGGCCATGCATGGCGCAGCGACGGAAACGCTCTCCGGCTCCGACTCGGTTTCCGCATCCACAACGCACGCGCAGTCCGCTTCCATGTCTGAATCTTTGACCACGACGCCATCGGTGGCCGCTTCCCATTGTGCTGCGGCGGGCTTGACGGAAACGCACGTCGGTTCCGATTCGGTTTCTAATTCCACCACCAGCAGCAGGGTAGGAAATCTGACGGAAACCAACGGAACAAGTTCGTCGGTGGCTTCAGCCCACTGTGCGGCGGAGGGAATGATCGAAACGCACGTTGGGCCGGATTCGGTAGCGGCGAATATCGCCGGAAACAAGATTGGCGCTGTGAGCGAAACTTTGACCGCAAGTTCCGCTTTGACGGCCTCTTCCGCCCATGTGGCTGGTATCACGGAATCCCGCACGACGGTTGACGGCCTGGATGCCGGAAAGCCGAATCATATCAACCTGACGGAAATCATGGTGATCACCGATCTGCTTTCTGATTTCCCTCAACACCATGCCAACCTACTTGAGACGCAGGCCACTTCCGACAGCATGCTGGTAACGCGCTGTGGAGCGATTCTCGAAGCGCTTTCCTTGGCTGACTCGGTGGGCGCGGTGCGGTCCGGAATATCGGCCCTGACAGATAACTTGACGGAATCGGACAGCGTGAAGCGCTCCGTGGGCAAGGTTCTGTCCGAGACGCTGGCCATTTCCGATGTCCTCTCCGCGGCCAAGCCCAGCGGTTATTCGATCAACCTAGTGGACGCAACTACCGTTTCGGATGGTCTCGGCAAATCGCGCGCCATGCACGGCGCGCTCACGGAAACGCTCTCCGCGACCGGATCCCTGTTGGTGACCTACGATGCGCTGAAGGACATCGCCGAATCGCTAACCACAAGCGATAGCATTGCGGCGGTGGCGGCGCATATCGCGGGAATTACTGAACCCCTGGGCACGCAGGATCAGCTTGGCGTGCAATCGCCCACGCATGTTTCTATCGGAATTATGGACGGCCATGCGGTCTCGGATAGCCTGCAGGCAAACTGGACAACATCGAGGGCAGTTACGGAGACCGCTTCCGAATCGGATATGCTCACGGCAGCTCGCGGCCCGAGCATTGCGCTCTCGGAATCTTTGAACGTCTCCGACTCGCTATCCACGGGCGGCGCGCATCATCTGTTCGTCACGCTGTATGAGAACCATCCGACGTTCGGCACTATCTCCATCACGGCTCCGCACGTCGTGAGCATCAACGAAAGCCTGGTCTATTTGGACGGCATCATTTACACCACGGGCGGCAGAAGGGTTTTGATCATCGAATCTCAGTGAGGAAAACACCATGAAGAAGACTCTAGCATTTCTGATTTCAGCAACTCTGGCGCTGCTGTTGCCCCTACAAGCGGTGCCGCAATGCGTCGTTCCCGCGAATGGCGCCGTCGTAAAAACGGCTGGTTTTTCGCCCTTGGCTGCGGATACCGGCAAGCTGTTCGTGATGAACTGCTCGACGGCCTGCACCGTGACGCTTCCCGCCACGCCGCAATCACCCGTTTGGATGGTCCTGGTGGAATCCATCGGCGCGGGCGCGGTGACCATTTCGCCCAACGGCCTAAATCTGAACGGCTCCGCGAGCAGCCTGGTCATGCCGGTGGCTGTTGGGACGACGTTCCAAGTTTGGACGGATAATTCCAACTACTTCGCTATCGGTGCGGCCACCACGACCATTGCCAGCGGGGCCTCGGCGATGGGCACCAGCGCGATCTCCTCGGCCACTTGCGCCAGCGTGGTGACGGCTACCGCGACGGGCGTACTGGCCACGGATGCCATCGTCGTTTCCTTCAACGCCGATCCTCAGGCGGTGACCGGCTATGTGCCCTTGACCACAGGAATGCTGACGATCATCGCCTATCCCACGGCTGGCAATGTCAATTTCCTTGTCTGCAACAACACCAGCGCCTCGATTACGCCCGGCGCGGTAACGCTGAATTGGAGAGTGGCGCGATGAAAACCCTTGCCACTTTTATTCTGAGCTGGGCGCTCGCCCTGCTGCCGATGGCGCAGGGTCCGGCGATTCCCGGTCCCGGGATGCCCGCCTCGGCGGGCGGCGGCGCTGCGGCTCCTACGCTCATCAGTCACAATGGAACTACAGGGACTTCAACAACTCTTCCGTCCGTGACCGCTGGAAACGCGCTAGTCGTCTTTGTGAGCAAGACAACTACGGGCGTTGCCACGCCCACGGACAGTCCTGCGGGAAATACTTTCGTGGATTCGGGAAACGGGCAGAACGGCTCGTCAAATTCGGGATTCGTCAAGATTTTTGTCTGCTTCAGTTGTCTTGGGAGTGCGGGTACCGACACGATTACGAGCACGGGTGCGGAATCAGTCACCGTGTATCAATTAAATGGGGCCTCTGCGGTAGATGTGTTCGCGCAATGCGCTCAGGCTTGTAGCTCTGGCACCAGCCCCAACAACATGACCACGCCGGCCTTGAGCACGAATTTCAAAGATTTTGTGGTGGCTTATAGCCTTACGGACAACGGAACGAACGCTGCCGGAACCAACATAGCGTGGGTTTCCCCGGACGGCGACAACGAAGGTCGCGCGGAATATTTCCGTCAGACGGCTTCCGGGTCAATCACGCCCACAGGGACAGACAGCGTGACCAGTGACCCATACTCCATGATAGGAGTGGCGATTCATCCATGAGGAAACTACTTGCACTCGCACTGCTCTTGTTTCCAATTGCCGCCCACGCTCAACTCTGGTCAGGTTATGTGCCTGCAGGCACGGCGGTGGATTGGGCGGGGACCACGACGAATTGGGTTGCTGCTGGCGTGCCTGGAGGCATCCCCAGCGGGAGTTGGACGCAATCTGGCTCGACCATTCTCGCCGCTACCTACGGCAACGGCGTTTCCGATGCAACCTCTGGTATTCAGACCGCCTTGAACGCCTGCGGGACGAATCACTATGTCTTGCTCGGCGCAGGCGTGTTTCTCATCAACACCGGCCTGCTTATTCCAAATAACTGCGTTTTGCGCGGAATGGGCGCGAACCAGACACAATTGAACAATATGGGCACTAGCTCTACGCCTATCTCTTTTGCAAACGGACTGTCTGGAGTGAGCTATCCTTTCGCGTCTGGCAACTCAACGACCTTCACGGGTGGCGCGCAGTATGCGAACACCATCACCGTCGCCAGCGCCTCGGGCATCAGCGTTGGGACTTTGATGATGATTACCCAACCTGACCTGAGTTACATGACACAGGTTGGGCACGGAGGGAACTGCAACTTCTGCAACAGTGAAACCGCGAATGACCACAACTCCGGTGAAGTAGTGCGTGTGACGAACGTGGCTGGAACGACGCTGACCATCGAGCCGCCCCTCTATATCGCCTACGCGAACCCTTCCTACATCTTCCGTTTCACGTCCACAGTGGCGACCAATTCGGGCTTCGAGGACCTGAAAATTTCTCAGAACAATACCCATTCTAATGGCAATGTTGCGACGATAAACATGATCGGGGCCTACGCCAGTTGGGTCAAGGGCGTGGAGAGCGATTTTGCCGACAACGCGCACATGTTCTTGCAGTATTCACTCCATTGCGAGGTCCGCAACAGTTTCTTCCACGATGCCTTCCAGCACGGTCCTGGCTCCAACGACCAGCAACTCAATCTAGCTTACAAGACCAGCGCGAGCCTCATCGTCAACAACATCTTCTGGCGGCAGCACGCCAGCGTGATGAGCGAGCGTGGACCCTCGGGGAACGTGATCGCGTACAATTACGCAATGGACAACTACAACACCGCGAACCTGTGGCAAGAGCCCTCGATGGACACGCACGGCGTGCATCCGATGATGCAGCTTTATGAAGGCAACGTCGTGAGCTTGATGCTGTGGGACGATTACTGGGGATCGAGCAGCCACATGACGCTGTTCCGAAACTACGTCTCCGGTGTTAGCAAGCGTCTTCCACCGCTGGATGCTCGCGGGGCGCTTGTGCCAGGGAGTGCCGCCTGGGAAGACGGTATTGGCAATGACTTCGGCATAGACATCAACGACTACAACGATTACTACAACGTGGTTGGCGACATCCTCGGGAGCACGCACGGCAATTCGATCCCGTATGTAGACTCCCGAGTTTCCCCGGCGTCCGGTTTCGGGAACAACGTGTATCTCCGCATCGGATATAACGGCTCAGATGATGCCACGATTTCACCCAACACGGTTTATCCTACGACATTCATTGACGGGGTGTATCTGCCCATTTCCGCGACATTCCAATGGAACTCTGGCGCGCACTCTTTGCCCGTTTCATTTTTTTTCACCAGCAAGCCTAGTTGGTGGGGTTCTCAGCCGTGGCCTCCCATTGGCCCCGATGTCACAGGGGGGAACATCGCGGGCGTAGGCGGCTACGCGAACAGCATCCCCGCGATGGACTGCTTCAACAGCGTCACGTCGAACGGGACGACCAACGTCACCACGTTCAACGAGGCGACCTGTTATCCCGCGAGCAGCGGGTCGCAAGCCTGGACGGCCACTTTGGCCGAATCGTTGACCACTAGCGCATCGCTCACCGAGCTCGGGCCGGCACATTGCAATGAAAACCTGACCACCACCGCGACGATTGGGACGAGCCACGCGGCGAGGGCGTGTAAACCATGAAATTCACCTTTCCGCTTTTGATCGTGCTCTTTCTGGCGGGCTGCCCACAGACGCTGACTGTCGCGCTGACAGAAGCCAGTTCTCCGCAGGATCAGGTGGGCTGCGTTACCGTGCATCGCAATCCCTCCAACGCCATTTCCGAATCGGCCGCGACAGCGGATAAAGTCTCCGCCGCGCGCTCCGCGATCGAAACCTCGGAGGCAATCACGGAAAGCGAGCCAGGAGCCGATGTTTTGGCGGTGCGCCGCGGCGTGCCGGTTGCCATGGCTGAAAGCCTCATCGTGACGGACACGTTCATCTGCCCCAAGCACGCCAACGTGGCGCTGAGCGAATCGCACGTTACCACGGACCAGTTACCCTGCGGAGGATAAGAAACGGTGATCAAGCGTCCACATTATCTTGCTGCCATACTTCTATTCTGTTTGGTGCCGGTTGTTTTTCTCTATGCGCAGCAATCGCAGATGAACTCCGATCAAAGCGAAATCGCCGTCAACGGCCAGAGGCTGAAACAGATCGAGGACAATCTCGCCAAATTGGAACTCTGGCACGATGTCCATGCGGAGAAACAAGAGGCGGACTACATTATCATCACGAATCGGCTGACCGTGCTCGAGGTGACGGTGCAGAAACACGAGCAGCTTCTGTGGATGTTCATCGGCATGGTCCTGCTGATCATCACCAAGGAAATCCTGGGCCTGGCGCTTCGCAGGGGCGCCAAAATCGAAAAGATTGATGGACGCAATTAGCCTCGCGCGGCTGCAGACCGTTCACCCGGAACTGCGCCGCCGCATCTTGCAGCTCGATCAACTCCTGACCGCCCAAACGCCCGCCATCCACCTGCGCGTTACCCAAGCGCTCCGCACCTGGCCGGAGCAGGCGGCGCTCTATGCGAGAGGCCGCACGGCGCCCGGGCCCATCGTCACGAACGCGAAGCCCGGGGCCTCCATGCACAACTATGGGCTCGCCGTGGATTGCGTGCCGGACCTGCCTGGCCCGATACTCTGGCAGCCTGACTGGTTCACTGGCGATGCACGGTGGAAAACTTTTCTCGCGCAGGCGCTGACTTGCGGCCTTGCGGAAGGCGCGGAGTGGCGCACATTCCCCGACGCGCCGCACCTTTACCTGCAGGAGTTGCCAGCGAACCCCGACGACAACCTGCTGCAGATTTTGACGGACGGCGGCATTCAGGCCGTCTGGGACTGGGTCGATCAGACGTATGGATTCTCAAACTAAAAGGAGACATAAATAATGAAGTTTTCTTGGCAAGTCGTGGTACAGGTTCTCGCGTCCATCTGTCAGGTTCTCAACTTCGCATCCGGCATGGTTCCGACAAAGTATCAGCCGATCGTGCTCTGCGCCCTGACCGTGCTCCAGGCGGTCACGGGGCTCATCAGTCACTACTACAATCCCGACGGCACACCCGTCACAAGCGCCTACGTCGCCAAAATGCTTCTCTTATTCCTGCTCGCACCCGCCCTGGCGATGGCGCAGACCGTCACGCCTCCCCCGGAGCCAGCACCGATTCCGCTTTTCACGGTTTCAACGCAGGCAATCGCGGTCCGCATTGGCGGACAGACCGTGCCCGGCGTGGATGCGGTTGGCACTTTCAATCTTACCAAGAATCTCGTTTTGCAGAGCGATAACATCCTCGCACCGGCGAACGACCTGCAAGCCTATCTCGGAGGCATTCGGTACAACCTGGATTCGCTGCTGAACAAATACGTCGCCAAGACCACGATTCCCCCAAACACATTTCAGCCCTACGTCCATGCGGCGCTGGGAATTGTTCGCAATGTCCCGGCAACGGGGCCATCGCAGCAGCATTATAGCGCGCTGGCCGGCGGCGGCTTCGACTACGATCCGCTCGGCACCGGCAGGTTCAGCTTTGGCCCGCGGGTCGAATGGTTCAATGCTCCCGGGTTTGGCCCGCATCCCAATGGGCTGGCGGTCTCCGCACAGCTCACCTTCGTTCTCGGGTCAAAATAGCATGGGGGGCCTCATCGGAGGAGCGATCGGCGGGATCGGGAGCATCATCCTCTCCAAAATCGAGCACGGAGAGATTCAGAACTGGGTCCGTCTGCTTCTCTCCTGCTTCTTTTCCGGGTTTATCGGCTTCTTTGGCCCCTGCGGTTTTCTGCTTATCGCGGGGAAGCCCTTGGGCCTCGCAATCGGATGGGGCATGGTGTCCATGAGCGTATGCGTTTTTTCATTGCTCCTGCGCGACCCCAGGGGCCGCACCCTCATGCTGGTGGTTCCGGCATCGATTACCAGGGCATACCAGCAGGGAATTGACGGCCAGGGAACCACGGTCATCGAGGCAAACAAAAAATGAGCGCCCCAATCGTTCCTCTAACTCCAGAACAGGAAAAGCAGGCCGAGGCGCGCGCCGCCAAAGAGCCCTACCTGCGGAGGCTTCCCGTCGTCGTGGACATCGCCACCGATGAGTTTCTCGGTGGTCCAATGGGGGAGACGATCTCAAGCCGCTGCGCTCGAGCTGCGGAAGCGGGGAAGTGGTGGGGCATTGCGATGAGCCGCTTCCTGAATCTCTTTCAGAAGGACCATGGACCGCTGGCCCAGGCTGGAGACATCGCCCGGGCGAAATCTCTTGAAGAGTTGGAAGAAACCGCCGTTAAGAAGCAGCCTTAGGCGCGGCGGCCGGCTCCGAATATGAAACCGCCCAAGCCAGCGCGATGATCCAGCCGATCACCGTCCAGCCCAAAAGAATGTTGACCACAGTGATGGCGTTGGTGTTGCGATGCTTGCGGCGGAGCGCCAGCAGCATCGGGGTGATGTAAACGGCCACACTAACGGCCAGTAGAAGCACTCCTGCGATTGCGTCCATGACATCCTCCAGTTGCCGCGATTGTCCTCCCGCGCAGCGTTCTCCGCAATAGAAAAAACAGCGAAACTCGGCCTTTGCACATCACCCTAAAATAACTGAAAATACCTCTTGACACGCACTGATACTCGGCATAGTATGCCCGCGTGCGCAGAAAAGAACACATCGGAAGGCGCATCAAGTCCTTTCGCTTGGCCCATCAAATGACCCAGCCGCAGGTAGCGGTTTTCCTCGGCGTCAGCCGAGCCACCATCGCGCGACTGGAGCGCGGCGACGATTGCCTAGAGCTCACTGCCGCCAAGATCAATCAGAAGCTCGCGCAGCAGGGAACGGCGGCCTAAATCCCATGATGGCGAAGCCTCACTTCCTAGTTAACATAATATCTGTAGGCAGGACCCAAAATCCTCATTTTAACCGCCTCACAGTTAATCTTCTTCGGTTATCCAGTAGCCACCTAGCGAATCTCGCTTCCGCAAGATCGTCCACGGCGCGCTCAAAGTTGGCACGTATTTCCTTCCGTAAGTTTGCCGCATGGTTTAGCCGCGAAAGTTCGTATTCCCCGATTACGCCGTCCGATGAATCCAAGAGAAACCGAAATGGAATGTCCATCTTATCCTTCCGGGACGCTGCCATGCTGCCAGTAATTAAATCAGAAACCAATAGTGCGAATGGCATAGTAGTAATATGCGTAGGGGCACTGTGAGGAACTCGAACAGGTATTGTCAGAAGCGAGCTAGTTTCTGCCGCCTGGCAGCGTGGTATTGGCTGGTGGAGTATAAGCCAGAAATCGCCGTTGGCATAAGGGCGGAAGCGTTAAGGCGGTGGCCGTCTTCATCTGTCTTAACCACAAAAGCCACTAGCGGGTTTTACTTTAGTTACAACCGGTTTATGAAGTATTCACGGGGCAAGGCATGACCCGAATCCCTGGCATCTTCGAGCGGCCTCCAGGTAGCGGAGTCCACTGGATCTCGTACTCCGATGCGGATGGGCACCGTCACCGCGAGAAGGCTGGGAAATTCACCGCGGCGGTGGACCTACTGCACTCGCGCCGGGCCCAGGTACGGAAGAACGAGTACATCCCGCCGCGGCAGAAGCGCGTCTGGACATTTCAGCGGCTGGCCGCGGAAACGATCAGGAGCAAGGCGCTCCGCCTTGAGCCCACCACCATTGAAACGGACGAGTATCGCATGGTGAAACTGCTGCCCATCATGGGCCATGTCCGTTGCGACCGCCTCACTTCGGGGCGCATCGAGGATGCCCTGGCCAACCTGAAACGCGGCGGCCTGACGTCCAGCACCTGCAACCGCTACCGCTCGTTCATCAGCAGCGTATTTTCCCATGCGGTGAAGTTGGGGCTCATCGCCAGCAACCCTTGTACGCGCGTGGCGCGGTTCAAGGAGAACGATCCCCGGGTGCGCTGGCTGCGGCCTGAAGAGGAAGCCAGAATCCGAAGTTCGATCGACACGCCAGTGCACGAATGGGAGTTCGATCTGGCACTTTATACGGCCATGAGGAGCGGCGAACAATTTGGGCTCAAATGGAAAGACTGTGATCTCGAAAAAGGAAATCTGACAGTTAAAGGGAAAACTGGCCGGCGGCAAGTTGTCGCCAATGCGGATGCTATAGAGGCCCTCAAGAAACTTTTTACCGTAAGCGGACAGAAGGAATTTGTCAGCCCCGAAAACGATGGCAAAAAACTCCGTGATGGGCGCCGTTGGTTCAAGGCTGCCACCGACGCGGCGCGCGTTAAGGATTTCCACTGGCATGATCTGCGGCACACGTTCGCCTCGCGCCTGGTGATGCTTGGCGAGGACATTCGCGCAGTACAGGAACTTTTGGGCCACAAGAACATTACTCAAACGATGAAGTATGCACATCTTTCAAACGACCGTAGGCGGGCGGCCGCAGCCAAGATGAAAAAGGAGACAACATGAAAAAGGAAGGGTCAGCAGCACGGAATCTGAGCGTGCAGATCAAGGCTCCGAACCTGCGGGTTTGGTGTTCGAGGCTATGTTGGTCGCCGCGAAAAAACTGAAAACCAAGACGAAAGCAGCAGCATGAAGAAGTTCACGATCGCGGCATTCTTTCCGGAGGTCAAGCCGGCGCACGTGGCTTGGCAGACGGTGACCGTGTCAGCCGTCCGGATCGACATTGCGGCGCACCTGGGGATCTGCGAGATCAGGCGCCGCAGGGAACTCTTCGGGAAGCACATCACGGAGATACGGCTGACGGTCACGGAAGTGGGCATGGCACCGGATGGCACTCGTTTAAGCGAAAAACAGAACGGTTGCAGCAGGTTGGAGGCATAGGGCTTACAGGCGGGAGAAACAGTACACAGGACTACCTGTCCTGTGTCAAATGTGGGCGGAGGGGGCTGTGATGGGGAACTCTAAACATTTGCCAACGAAACCAAGCACAAATTGCAGCAAACGAGCGAATTTCCATACTGGAGCAGCCTGGGAATGGGTGAAGACATATCACCCGGACATTGCTGCTTCAATAAGAGTGGAAGCCGCAAGACGATATCCCTCCTCTAAACCGATTAAGACCTATTCGCGTCGTGACCTCTCTTTCATCGTTAATGGGGAGGTTGTGTGATGGACGGTCTAGTACTAGGTTTCGGCTTGATTGCTTTTGGGGCTTGGCTGTTCGTCCGCCGGCATGCGCCCGCCGGTCGCACGGTCGTTTCCATACCGCTTCGGGAATCCGTCCTCTGCGCGTCCTGCGACTCAATCACGCCCAGCAAGCACTCCACCTGCCAGGTCTGCGGTTCCAGCGCACTCCTGAGCCTCGCTAAGGCGCTGCAACCTAGGGTGATGCAACCCCTGACTCCGCAAGAGGCTGAATTTGTAGATCGTGTGCTTCTCCCTCATTGCGTGGGATTCTCGCGTAGCTGGGCCGTCGGGCCGAGACGGAGGCAGGCATGATCACCGACGCGATCGAGGATTTTGAGGTTTATGTGGGCGAGGAAGTTCTGCGGGAAGTTCACCTCACTCCGAATTTCAGCCTCACCCAGACTTTCGGGGAAGACTGGACAAGCGCTCCTCTTGTCCAAATCCACCCGCTATCCCCGAAGCAGCAAATGACCGGGACTTCCGCAACCCCGCGGGAGTTCCGGCCGCTGCTCGTCAAGCCGGGAATCGAGTGGGGCGTCGGCGTGGCCATCGCTGTCCTGGCCAGCCTCTGCGCCTGGGCCATCCTGAGCATCCGATGGTGAAAGGAAGGAGAAATCATGTTGTGGCTCGGAGGGTATCGGAAGCGCAAGCGCCACCACCACGAAGTGCGCGATTTTTGGTTGTTTCAAATCCATAAAAAGAGAGGAAGAAAACGGGGAATGATCACAGGAACCATCGCAGGAAGTAGCAGCACCTTCAAAATCGGATTCGTGCCGGCGACGAATTTCGTGCCCTTGCAAGAAGGGCCGGAAATCGCTGCCGACGATCCGAAAGTCACACTCAGCGCGGTTGACAACGACAACATGTTCACGGCGTCAATCGCCGCGGATGATACGGCCGTTTCCTACAACTTGACCGTAACGGGCGTGAATGGCGCCGGAGTAGCCATCACTCACACCTTCAATGTGCCCATTCTGCCGCCGCCGCCTCCGCCGTCCGTTCAGATCACGGACTTTTCGCTCGACCAGGTTCTTTAAACCTCCAACCGCGACGGGCGGCGCGAGCCGTCACCGCCCACTTTCAGGAGCTAGCCCGTGCTAACGATTACCCCGTCGCAGTTACACGCCGAAATCACGCAAGTTATCGCCGCGAATACCGGTTGCAATGCCAGTTGGGACCAGCATCCACAACCGCTCACACTCAATGAACTGCGTGCGATTCGTCAGGAGATATTGCACACGATTGTGTGGCACATCGTTTCCGCCTATCTGGCCGAGGCGGAAAAGAAAGAGGCTGGCGCGTGATTATCCTGCGCATGGTCAAAGGCCGGCGGTGCCGCGGTTGCAGCGAGAGCAGGCGCGTGGATGCAAAGACCGGGCTTTGCGGATATTGCGCGGCACTTGCGATTGAGGTCACTGACCGGAAAGCAAAGCTGAACGGCACGGTGGAGCATTTGTTCGCAGAGAAGCTATCCGAAATCAGCGTGAAGCTGGCCAAGTTCAATTCGATGGGAAGGGCAACATGAGCATCCCGCAAAAGCGCGAAGACCTGATGGCGATGGGCTACGTCTTCGATGGAGAGGGTAATTGTAGGGGCTGCGGCTGCTACATCGAGTGGTGGATCACGCCGAACGGCAAAAAGATGCCCATGAGCGTCAAGGACGTGAAGGACGAATCGCGGATTTTTCCGCAACCAATCCTATACACGATTCGCATGCCGCATTGGACTGATTGTCCCGAGGCTGGAACGTTCAGGAAGAAGCCATGAAGCGCCTGACCCAACGCGACAAGGTGAAGCAGCTCCTAGAGGACCGCACCGGCCAGTGGGTGCCGTGCTACCTGCTGGCGGCGATTTCGCTGCAGTACAACGCGCGGGTTTTCGAGCTGCGTGCGGAAGGATTCGAGATCCTGAACTCCACGCAACATCGCACCGATGGCACGGTCTATTCCTGGTTCAAGCATCCCGAGCCAAAGGGCCAGATGAGTTTGCTCGAGCAGTTGGAAAGCGTCCCCGGAGGGCCAATTTGAGCGTACAGGCCATGAGCTGGGTAATCGACAATTCGGAACAGAAACTAGGGAGCCTGCTCGTGCTCCTGGTGATCGCTAACCACGCCAAGTCCGACGGCACGGACGCCTGGCCTAGCATACGCACCATCGCGCGCGAGGCGCGCATGAGCGAATCGCAGACCCACCGGTGCATCCGCAAGCTGCGCCGGTCCGGGGAATTGACCGTGGAGGCTGGCGCCGGACCCCACGGAACCAATCTTTATCATCTTCCCAAAGTGCTGCAATTCAGTCTTGGAGGGGGTCGCAATTTGCTAGGGGTGCCAAATACGACGAAAAAGACGGCGGAAATGGCACCCGAACCGTCATTAACCGTCCAAAGTCAAAGTCTAAATCTACGGCGGCACAAACCGCCGCCGAGTTCTTTTCCTTGTGGAAATGTGGAAAAGAAAACCGCTCAGCAGAAAAGATTCGGTCTTATTGGCCAACTCTCTGATGAAGCGGAAAGGATCCTGCGGTGCGTGCCTGAACAACAAGACGGAGAACTCGCCGAGAACCTGAAAACATGGGCAGCCTCGAAGGGATTGCCCTACTTCGACGCCTGGCCGGGATCCGCGACGCCGATCGAGCAAGCCATCATCACCGCAAGAGAACGGAGGAAGTCATGCCTGCACGCCTTATCTGCGGACTCTGCGAAAAGACCTTGCGCATCGCCCCCGGCCGCGGCGTTGTAATCGCGTTGTGCGATGAATGCCGCGACGAACTGAAAGCGGAAATGCGGGTAGGGCCAGCGCAAGCGAGATTGGAGACGCTGCGCCGGCCGACTCCAGCTTATCCAGCACTAGTGATGCGAACGTGAAGTGCGGAGTGAAATGGATTGAATCCCAGGAGTTGCGCTGCACGCTCGAAGCGGGCCATGCCGGCGAGCATTGGGCCAAGGGAAAAATTGATTACGGCGAAGGCTTGGAGCAGGGACAGGTAGAAATTTGGTGGAAGGGTGAAGCGGACCTGACCGAGCATTTGGTTGAGCCAGCGGGGCAAGTGAGGGAGCAATGGCGAAGAGAGCGAAATACGGTAGATGGATTCGTACAGCCGAACGGCTGATTGGCTTCAAAAACGAGCGTCAACAGCTCCATGAGATTGGTATGGCGCTACGGATAGCAGCGCGTGAGGGTTACAACCGTGCCCAGCGCGAGATCGGCCCGCGAGCAGGGAGGAAGACATGAGTGACCAAGCGTGGAGTGACAAGGTGTTAGAGAGGGTGGCACAAGAGTTGGATGCCGCCTTTGAGAAGTGGTCACGTACTAATGACCCTCGTTCCGCAAAAGAAGTTCAGGCCGAAGTGCTCCAGCGCGAACTGGGGCCGCTGCTGGCGGCGGGGCAGGTGATGCGGGGAGAAGAGGAACTTGGCGACCCTCATTTCCAGAACGAATTTGGCAAGCAAATGGCAGCGTGGGACGCCGCGAAGAAGAATCTACTGGGGGGGACCAATGGCAAGTAAGGCGAAGTTCAAGGAAGCATACGAAACGGAGATTGAGCGCGATGATTGGTTGGAGCTTCTTCAACGCCTCGATCGCGTCGGTATTAGCCTCGACGTGGCACCGGCCGGTTTTCCCCTTGACCGTCAAAATTCCCCGTTCAATGTAGTCTGCGTGAAGGTCTACGTTAATAAGCCAAATGTTCCGGCAAAGTTTCTCGTTGGTGACAAAGTGCGCGTGACCGTGGAATTACTCAAGCGCGAGTGGGGGAAGCCATGAGCGCTCACAAACATGAATGGCTGCCATCTATTAACACCCAATGCCCAGATTGTTCTGGAGCGATGGCTTTGTGTAGAGGTGGCGTTTGCCGCGTTTATCGCTGCATCTCGGGAGTGTGCAAGCGGAAGTATTGGGTGATGACGGTGGAGAGAGAATTGGTGCGGAGGAAGCCATGAACAGCGAACAATTAAAGTCGTTAAAACAACTGCGCGAGTTTGCTGCCGCCTGCTCACGGGTGATTGCGAATAACGGATTTACAGGCGAACTAGCTACCGAATTGAAGCGTAGCGGTGTCGAAGATGGAGTAGGAGTTCGAGCGCAGGATACGATCCGCGAACTGGAGTGCCCCGCATCCTCGCAGACAAAGGTACTTACAGGATACGAACTGGCTGGAATTGCTGATAAGGCCGGAATGAAATTTGATGGAAGCAACCTAGCCCCACAATGGGAAGCGTTTGCCAACCTTCTCGCCCGGGCACCCTCGCAGACCAAGCTAAAACTGTATCTTGGTCCGCGTCGTCACAAGCATTGCCAAGGCTGTTGTGAGGAATACTGTCCCGGCGTAGAAACGCCCGCGCCCAGCGAACCAGCGGAGCCAATCCCCGAAGTGGACTTTGGTACACCAGACGAAGTGATTGTTGGTCTTGACCGGATTAACGCGCACAATGCGGCGCTGAAGCAGCCAGCGCCCGCAACGGACCCATTTTCGGAATCACCGTCCTCGGGCACGATTACCAACGGAACGGGATTTTGCCAGTCCACGCGTTCGTTGGGAACGAAGCCAGCGCCCGAGAAGGCGGGAGGTGGAAAGTGAAAACTGAGTATGTAGTGGGAATCCATGCAGCATTGCCGTGTCCCTTTTGTGGTAGTCAGCCGACGATAGAACCTTGGCACGGCGGGGGTCCAAGGAAACGAATGGTTTCCTGTGTGAATGATGCTTGTCTTGCAAATCCGCAGGTAACGGGAACAACTTCACGGAGAGCATTGAATAACTGGAATTACCGTTCCGCCCAGCCCGGGAAGGCGAAGGAGTGAGTGATGAGATATGCGCAATTTTCGGCGGGGAATAAATTACATCTGGTTTGTGAACCAGGAGAAGAATATCGCGGCACGGTCATTCGCATAGGGGAACTTAGTTGGCCGCTGTGTGGACTGCGGGTTAAGCCGAATTACCGCATGACCGTAAATATGCCACTGTCCCACGCATGCCGGAGATGTTTGGCGGTGTTGGAGCGTTCCGCCTAGCGCGAAAGCAACGATCGGAAGTTGGCCAGCCATCGCGGGAAGGCGGGGGAGTCGTCGGGAAGCTATATAGCTCTTGCCGTCTCTAGCGGCTCCCCCGGCCTAAAAGAGTTTGGTTGCTGCGGCGTGGATAGCTCCGCGAGCCGTGAATTTATCCGGTACTCGCAAAGCAGCCGTGCGGACGCGGCGCGGCCAGCAACCGAAGCCGCATAGGGGGCCGTTAATGAGAACCTGGCCTAACGGGCCTTGTTCCCCGAGTGGCGGCCCCCGAGCGGCAGAGAGTTTCGAGCGCAGCAAATTGGAGGTGATGCCACTTGACACGAAAATATCTGAGCCAATGCTGGTTCCGGGTGAAGATGCCGTGGGTAACACGTTCCATTATCAATGCCCTTATGGGAGCGTTCGTGTTTCCACCACTAGCTTTAAGCACAACGGATTCGGCTGTTCTGGCTCAGACGAGTGAGGGCCGTTGACGCCGATAGACGGCAGCCACGTAAGATCGGCAGGAGAGGCACATGAGGGTCCACAAGTTAAGATTTACAATTGACAAAGAATAGCCACACACGGTATCGGCATGGTTTCGAGCACCGCGGGCGCGGGAGGAGGAAAGATGGGCGAGAAAACGGTGACAATTACTTTTACACCCAAGGAACTTAACTATCTCGACCGGGCTTTAATGGCCGATATAAAGTCGTTGGAACTGGACTCTATGCGAGATGTGGGAAATGTTCCGCACATCCGCAGGTTCCAGAAAGCATTGACCAACAAAATTCGCATGGCACGCGGCTTTGAGCCTTGTAGATGGAAGGGCTTAATCGCGCATTGGCGCTGCGCCACGGGCGCGGGAGGATGAAGACGTGAAGGCTCGCTATTGCCCCATTTGCGGAAGCCACACCAGGGTCGTCGACGTTCGCGACGTGGGATCCGGCGATGGCGAACATACCCGCAGAAGAAGGAAATGCCAGAAGTGCGGCGAGCGATTTACGACCAGGGAAATCATCGTTACGACCACCACCACAATATATAGACGCCTCATGCGGCAAATCCTCCAGCAGTCTTGACATTATTGTATCCAAAGCACACTCTACGGTCAGATTGACACATAACCTCCTCCTTCGCGGCCCCGTGCCTGCCCCGACGCGGGGCCAGTGAAGGACGTAAATGTTGCATCCCCACGCCGGGGCAAATGTCAGTGAGCGGCGACTTTTCTTGAGGCAGAGCTATCGCTAAACAGATCCAGGTCATCCTTGCTGATCGGTCAAGTTCTTATTACCTTCCAGTAGATCAAGCCAAAGCCCTCGTCGCCAAAAATCCCGGCACAAAGTGGTTGAATGGCAGCACCATTCTGCGCGCCCCTGATGTGTCCAAAAGGGCTCTGTGGGCCATGGTTGGCACTTCCGCGATGTACTCCGAACGCCTCGGCCTGGGGCCAAAGTTTTGCTCGGAACAAATGGTGTGAACGATTTTCCTCTCTCCGGCACCTACAGGCCAAAGGGCGGCGAAGATGCTCCAGGTAGAGAATGAAATGCACCGGCGGGGAACCCCAAAAACTCCCCGGCCGTGCAGCTATCCTGGTTGCCGGCAGACGACTCCGGCGAGATATTGCGCCGCGCATCAAGCGGGTTTGGACCAGCGGTACAGCCAGGAACGCAGCGCTGATCCGATTCGCAAACTGTACCATACGCAGCGATGGCATTGGGTGCGCTTGAACGTGCTGTTCCGTTACCCGACCTGCACGGAATGCGGGAAGCAGCCTTCCACCGTTGCGGATCACCAGATTGATGCGCGCTTGTGGATTGGTCGGGGCGGCGATTTCTTCGATGAGTCCAATCTGACGGGTTTGTGCAAAGAATGCCACGATCGCCGCACGGCAAGGGAACATCTCTCGGGAGTGCCGCGGTGAACGTTCGCAATAGAACGCATGAATTTGAGGTTGTTGTGCGGGAAGAGGGCAGGGAGTATTGGGAGTCCGTGCAATCCGGAGAGTGGGAGCCGGAAACATTCCGGATTTTCGATAGCTTTTTGACGCCGGCCACCAATTACCTCGATGTAGGCGCATGGATCGGCCCGACCGTCCTTTACGCCAGCGAACTGGCGAAACACTGTTACGCGATCGAGCCTGATCCGATTGCTTTCAGATGGTTGAAGCGCAACATCGAAGCGAACGGAATCGAGAACGTCAAGGTCTACGAACGCGCCATTCTTGACCATGATGGCATCGCCAAACTGGGAGTCGATTCGACCGGATTGTTGGGGCATTCTTGCACGCGCATCAGCGAGAACTTTTACCAGTTTGGGGTCAACTGCTGCACGTTGACATCGTTTTTCGAGGAAAACGTGGCCCGCGATGATTTCTACCGGCCCAACGATCCTCTATTCGTCAAGATGGACATCGAGGGCGCGGAAGCGCTGGCCCTGCGGGACATCAACTTTTTCGAGAAGTACAGGCCGACGCTGTACGTCAGCCTGCATGCCAAGTGGATTGCGGATTGCGCGGAAGCAGCCGCGACGATTTCAAAAGTCAGAAAACTTTATAAGCATTGCCTCGATCTGCGTCTAACAGAGGTCGATTTCAGCATTCAGCAGCCAGGACTGGTTTTCACAAACTGAAATGCCCATCGTTTACACGCTGGTGATCATCTCCTGCCAGAGATTCGATCTACTGGAAACAACGCTGAAGAGTTTCATCCAGCATGCCGACGTGTTCCCCGTGGAAACGATTATTTCCGAGGATTCACCCTCTGATAAGCCCGCATTCATTTCCAAGATGCCGGAACTCGGGAAAGTGACATGGCTAAACGGTCCGCGCCGGGGAATGATCTACGCGATGGATCGTGCCTATCAGCTCGTCAAGACCGAGCTGGTCTTTCATGGAGAGGACGATTGGGAAACCCTGCGCGGACCCTTCATCAATCCTTCCGTGGAAATTCTGAACAAATATCCGAAGATCAGCACGGTCAGTCTGCGCGGAAATGATTGCAACGGGCATCCGATTATCCGCGACGATAAGTATCCGTTTCCAATTCAGCAGCCAAACTGGCGCGCGGAAGGTTGGGGCGGCTTCAACACGAATCCATCGCTGCGACGGCTATCCGATTACAAATTGATTGGCGGCAGCTACGGCGCAATCGTGGGTTATGGCCATAACGGCTGCACCGATGAGGCCGCGATTTCACGCAAATATCTAGAGTTGGGATTCAACGTGGGAACGTTTGGCGTGGAGCGCCTCGTCAAGCACATCGGAAATGGCAGGTCGCGGGCCTGCGAAAGAATCCAGTACGCTACAGCCGAGCCGATAAAGCAAGAGAAAATCCTCTTCGCCGTGCCGGCATGCTGGAAATTCGAGTACGGCAAGCATCCTTTGCTGGTGGGAAAACTAAATGTTCACGATAACGCTTTCGCCAACCGGCAGGAAAATCCGTATGAAGCAGTCCGTGAAACTTGGGCCAAGGATGTTAAGGCCCTCCCTGGCGTGGACTTTCGATTTTTCTATGGGCGCGGGGCAAAACGCGATCCACTGTCCGACGAAGTATTTCTGGAAGTCGCTGACAACTACGACGGCCTGACGCACAAAATGCAGGGCATCTGCCGCTGGGCGTTGGAGCGCGGCTATGAATGGCTGTTTAAATGTGATTCGGACACATTCGTTTATGTCGATCGATTGATGCGCACCGATTTTCGCAATTGCGACCAGCTCGGATGGTCGCCGCGTGGTGACGGTATTTTGTCCAATGACAACGGAAACTATTCCACGGGTGGCCCAGGCTACTGGCTGTCGAAGCGCGCGATGGAAGCGATTGTCCATGATACGGTTAGTCACTACGCCGAGGATCTGTGGGTGGGCAGCACAATCCGCAAGCACGGGTTAAAACGCGTGGGCGACAGGCGTTTTCTTCCAGGCTATGAAGAACATTACGCGCCAGTGCATTTACTGCCACAAAACCATGAGTTCGTGACGCTGCATGCCTGCACGCCGAAGATAATCCGAGAATTGTACGCGGACAGGATCGGACCGAGCAGCCAAGAAGCCCATGAAGCGATTAGATTGACCGAGCCAGTTAATCCTTCAAAAGTCAGAGTGCTGGTGGGCGTTCTGTCTTGCCACCAAAGGCGCAACCTGGAATTGCGGCGGTCCCAGCGCAGAACGTGGATGCAGAACCTGCCATCCGGAATGGACGTGCTTCACTTTGTTGGTGACGGCGATACGTCTGGCGAGGCGGGCGTCGTCTCACTGCATTGCCCCGATGATTACAACAGCCTGATCTACAAGACAAGGGCACTGATCAAGTTCGCCCTTGAGCGCGGCTATCAGTTCCTGTTCAAGACTGACGACGATGTGTATCTGCGCCCAGATCAATTGATGGCCAGCGGATTCGAGGCTTACGATTATAGTGGGTGGGCACGCGGACGCATGTACTGCCAGGGTGGCAGCGGATACTGGTTGTCAAGCAAGGCAATGCGGGCCGTGTACGGCGATGTTGACTCGCCCGAATCATACGAGACGTTGTGGGAGGATGATTACATTGGCCAGGTGTTAGCTAAGAGCGGCATCCTTCCGCACCATGACGACCGCTATCTAGTTGGACCACAAGGAAGTTATACACAGATTCGTAAGGACTTTGTGACGCTTCATAAGCTGATGCCCAAGAGTATCGATGATGTCCACACCGCGTGGGCGTCTCACACAGAAATGGCGATTGCGTGATGGGGTATGGGGTGTGAAAAACGATTTCCGTCCTACTCTCGGACCGGCACGAAGCTCCTTTCGCGCGACTCTCCATAATGAAAACAATGGGCTTAGGGTGAAATGGCCAGGCCACGTACCGCAACGTCACTGTTATTAATACGTAATAGTTTCAAAAAGCATCCAGAGCGCCTAAAAGAGCGCGAGCAGGAACCGATGCCAACTGCAGATATTGGGGAGCCTCCGAAATATCTCACGAAGGCGCAACAAAATATTTGGAATGAGTTTGTGGCCATCATTCCACCGGGCGTCGTGCGAAACACGGATCGTCCGTGGATGGGAATGGCCGTGCGCTTGATGCACCGAGAACGAAAGGGAATGTTACCAGCTCAGGAGCGCGCCCAATTGATGAGCTTACTTTCCCGCATGGGCATGAATCCATCGGATCGCGCGCGCCTGAAGGCCGACCCGTCAAAGAAGAAGAAAGAAACGGATGAGTTCAGCGAGTTCACTGAAGAAACCACCCAGAGATTACTGCGCGATCGCACGGCAGTATGCTAAGGACATTCTCAGTGGAAAGATTCCCGCATGCTTGTTTGTCCGGCAGGCGTGCAAGCGGCAGACGGATGATCTGGCAAAGACGGATTGGGAATATGAGTTCGATCCCGAGAAGGCCAGTAAGGTCTGCAGATTCTGCGAACTCTGCCCGCATATCGAGGGCCGACAATTCGTCGGCAAACGGCTCAAGCTGGAACCCTGGCAAGTTTGGCACCTCACTACGATTTTTGGATGGGTCCGCAAAGAGAACGGCATCCGCAGATTCAAGCGTGTCTATATCGAAGTGCCTAAAGGTAACGGTAAAAGTTTTGAAGTATCTGCCATCGCCAATTACTTGGCATTCGCGGACCAGGAGCCGGGCTCGCAGGTATATTCGGCCGCAACCTCAAGGGAGCAGGCCAGATTCACATTTGGCATCAGTCAGAAAATGCTGCGCGAGATGAGCAACTTTTGCGCCAAGGCGGGCATTGAAGTTGAAGCGCACCGTATCCTGCAGCGAAAAAGCAACAGTGTTTTTCGCCCCTTATCGAGCGATGCCAAGGGCGTCGAAGGCACAAACCCTTATGCCATCTTCATTGATGAGATGCATCTCTCCGCCGACCGGAAGTTGCTCGATAACGCGGAGACCGCTTGCGGCAAGCGCCAAGGATCGTTGCTATGGGCCATCACCACTTCAGGGTCTGATCGTTCCGGGATTTGTTACGAATGGCATCAGTATCTCCAGAAAATACTTTCCGTTGTGATTGCCGATGAAACGTTCTTCGGAATTATCTATTCGCTTGACGATGACGATGACTGGACGCAGCCGGAAAACTGGCGCAAGGCCAACCCCAATTGGGGCGTCAGCGTACTAATCGATGAAATCGGGGCCAAGGCTCAGAAGGCCATGCAGATGGCCACTGCTCAGGCCGCTTTCAAGACGAAGCACCTGGATCTGTGGGTGGGAGCGCAAAGTGCCTGGATGGACATGGTGCGGTTCCTGAAATGCGGCGATAGGGAACTCAGTGAGGACGATTTCCTCGGACAGCCCTGCGTAATCGGTTTGGATTTGGCATCGAAGCTCGACCTGCTCGCGGCAGTGAAAGTGTTCTGGCGCGAGTTCGAGGACAAACGGCATTACTACGCTTTCAGCACGTATTGGGCACCCGAGGTTCAGATTGAGGAGTCGAATAACTCCCAGTATCAAGGCTGGGAGATCGACGGCTGGCTGCGCTCCTGCCCCGGCGAGACGAATGACTATTCGATGGTCGAGGATTGGGTGCGGGAAACGGCTGCGCGCTTCAATCTCCTAGAAGTGAGTCACGACCCCTGGCAGGCCCATGAACTGGCCACGAATCTGGCGGCTGACGGCTTGCATGTGGTGGAAGTGCCACAGATGCCTAAGCACCTTTCGCAGCCCATGAAGGATTTGGAAGGCTGGGTCCACTCCGGCCAATTCCACTATGACGGCAATCCCATCACCACCTGGTGCGCCAGCAACGTCGTGAATAAGGAAGACCGCAACGGCAACTATTTCCCGAACAAAGAAAGAAAGGAAAACAAGATTGATGGCATCACCGCCCTGCTCACGGCCATCAACGGCGTGACGCGCTATGCCGGGGCAGAAGGCGGAGCTGGCGGCGTGACCGTGTTCGGCGATTGCGAAAAGTGCGGCGCGCTGTGCATTGGCGTTCTTGTGGGAGATCGCGTGATGTTCCGATGCGATCAGCATCAGGAGAAACCCTCGTGAGAGTGATCGGCGGCAGCATGATCCTGGGCTTCCTCTTGATCGTGACCGGATTCTTTCTGGCATATCGTCCCCTGGGCTTCATCGTGTGCGGAATCGGATTGCTGACAGCCGGGCTGGTGGCATCCAAACGGGCGGCTAAATAATGGCCTCTTTAGCTAAAGAACTTCGTGATTTCATGGGCAACGTCATTCAGTGGCCCGTGGACCTGCTCGGCGGCGGCTGGGGTGGTTTGGCACCGTCCGCCTCGGGCGTGGTCGTCACCGAGTTCACGGCGCTGCAGATTTCCGCGTTTGTGTCCTGCGTGCGCATTATCAGCGACCAGGTGGCCTCGCTTCCGCTGAAAATCCATCAGCGGCAAGCCGATGGCACGGAAGTAGAAGCGTGGGACCATCCTCTCGCCCATCTTCTCCATTCGCAGCCCAACCCGGAAGTCAACGCGGCGAGTTTCCGCCAGGCCGGCCAGGGACATGCGCTTGTGAATGGCAACTGCTACGCCGAAATCGTACTGAACAACGGCGGCGACCCCGCGGCGATGTATTTGCGCTCACCGTACCGCACCTATCCATACCGCACGCGCGACGGCAAACTCGTCTACCAGACCGCGGACACGCCCAGCGGCCAGATCCGCGAGATCAAAGCCGAGGCGATGGTGCACATCCCCGGCATGGGTTTCGACGGCATTGTGGGGCTCTCGCCTGTGAAGTTCTACATGCGGGAACTGCTGGGCGGAGACTTGGCGGCACAGAACTTCTCGAACACTTTCTGGGCCAACGATTCACGCCCTGGCGGTTATTTAAAGTTCTCGACCATCCTGAAACCAGCGCAGAAGCTGGAGGCAGTTCAGTCCTGGATTGCCGGGCATACGCGGAGCCAGGCGAACCGGCCGGCAGTGCTGGATGGCGGCGTGACTTGGGAAAAGGTCGGCGTGGACCCCCAGGAAGCGCAATTCCTGGAAACCCGAAAATTCAACCGCACACAGATCGCCGCCATCTTTGGTGTCCCGCCACACCTCATCGGCGAAGCCACGTCGGATTCCCGCGCGACCCTCGAGCAGCGCAACGTAGAGTTTCTGATCTATTGCGTGAAGCCCTGGCTGAAGAAATGGGAGCAGGCGCTGACGCTGAAGCTGTTTCCGCCGTTGGCGAACGGCAGGCCCAGTCAATATTTCTGCAAGTTCGATACTACCGAGCTCGAGAGGCCGACCTACGACCTGCTCACCAAGGGTCTGCAGATGGCGCGATATGCTGGCGGCATCACCATGAACGAAATGCGCAAAGCCCTGAAACTCCCGCCCGTGGCTGAAGAGGATTTCCAGTCCACAAATCCCGCGGACCGCTTCTGGATGCCGGTCAACATGGTGAACGTTACGGATGATGAGCAGCCTACGAAATCCGCTGTCGCGGGCAGTGATGCAAATCCGGATTCTGGCGACGATACGGAGGGCGGAATAAAGGGCGACGAGGAAACGCCGGGTACCATCGACCTCAGCAGCAAACTCGGCAAGGCTTTTGCCCCCTCCTTCCGCGATGCCTTCGGCAGGATGAGGGCACGCACTGCGCCAACGGAAAAGGATTTTCAGAAAGTGTTTGGGCCCGTGATGTTTGGCATCGCGGCCACGCTGGGAACTGACGATGACGGCCTGCTTCCAGAAGAAGCCGCGGGCATTGTCCGCGAGCATATTGCCGACTTGGCGCGCCGCTGGGGAGCGCTGGACGCGGATGCGGAACTCGCGCACGCTATTCGACAAATCGCCAAAGCAACAAAGAAGGAGCCAGTCCAATGAAACGCGAATATAGGTTTGTGGCAGCGGATCTCCGAGCGGAGGAAGACGGCGGGAAGAAGTTCATTGCCGGCTATGCCGCTAAGTTCAACCGGAAATCCGACGACCTCGGATGGTTCCGCGAAATCATCAAGCCTGGCGCATTCACGCGCTCGCTCCGCGAAAAGGCCGACGTGCGCATGCTCATCAATCACGACGCCAACATGATCCTCGGCCGCACCGCCTCCGGCACGCTCACGCTCCGCGAGGATGAGGTTGGCCTGAAATTCCGCTGCGAACTTCCGGACACCACCTATGCGCGCGACCTCCGCGAAAGCATCGGGCGCGGCGATATCAGCCAGTGCTCCTTTGGCTTCATCATTCGCAAGCAAGCCTGGACACAAGAGGACGACGAAGGCGACACTTTGCGGGAATTGATGGACGTGGATTTGTTCGACACCTCCGCTGTTACGTTTCCCGCTTATCCGGATACCGAGGTGCAATCCTCGCGCTCCCTGGAAATGCGCTTCAAGTTCCCGGATGGTTTGCCGGAAGACATCGAGGCGCGCGCCAGCGCCCGCATGACCAAGCGCGTGGACGGCGAGGATCTGAGCGCGCACGACTTCATCATCGCGCAAAAGGCCGACGACACCGCCACCTGGCATCTGCCCTGGCACTTCTCGACGGAGGAAAAGACGGTTTCGCACCTGCGCAACGCTCTGGCGCGGTTCAACCAGGTGAAGGGCCTGAGCGATGCGGAAAAGAGCAAAGCCTGGACAAAACTGGTCCACCTCTGCAAGGCGCATGACATTGAAGTGAGCGACGAAGAAAAGTCTGCTCCGCTCGGCCTGGAGCAGGCTATCGCCGCAACGCGCACAGCGGAAATCTCGCTGACGTTGTAACCGCACAACAGAAAAGTTTCGAGAAGTCGCAAAGCGGCTTCTTAAGTTTGCGCACCGGTGCGCAAAAGCGCAGCGCTCCTGCCAGGGCAGGAGCGGCGAGGCAAATCAAAATCTAAAGGAGAATCATCATGGATAGTCTTGAACTGCGAAAGCAGCGTGCCGCCTTGGTGGCACAAATGAACGAAATCACCGCGAAGGGCGAATGGACGCCCGAGGCGCGTGAGAAGTGGGACAAGATCAACGCCGATCAGGAACTTTTGCGCGTCCGTATTGATGCGGTCGAACTGTCCGAAAAACTTGCGAAGGAAATGCGGGAGTTCAAAGCCCCCGAGCAAGCGCAACCCAACGTTGGAAAGGAAATCCGCGTCACTCGGGACAACATCCACGAAGTGCGCGGATTGCCCGAATACAATGACGCATTCATGGCCTTCTGCCGCAGCGGCAGGAAGCATCCGCTTTTGGATGAGATCCAGGAGCGCACCGCCCTCACGGAAACGACTACCGGCGGCGGCTACCTAATTCCGACCGGCTTTCAGAAAGAGTTGGAAATCAAGCTGAAGGCCATCGGGCCGATCCGCGGCCAGGCCCGCATCATCACCACGGCCACCGGCAACATCGTGAATTGGCCGACCTGGGATGACACGGCGAACAAGGGCGAATGGCTGGCCATCAACTCCGACGCCACCACGTCGCAAAACCCGACGTTTGGGCAGGTCAACCTGATTGCCAACGTGGCTTCCTCGAAGCAGGTTCTGGTTCCCGTGCAACTGCTTCAGGACAGCGCGTTCGACCTGCAGGCCGAACTTTCCGACGCCTTCGCCATCCGCTTGGGCCGCATCACGAATGACGGCTACACCACTGGAACCGGCACGACCATGCCGAACGGCATCGTACCCCAGATCGCGGCCGGCACTACCGTGACCGCCACGGGCGACACGGGCACCGGCAACACGGACCTGAACAGCGTCGGCTACAACGACCTGAACGCCCTCATCACCGCTTTGGACCCGGCCTATCGCCGCAACGCCCGGTATATGGCCAATCAGAGCACCTTCGACATGCTGCGGAAGCTCAAGGACACCCTTGGGCGCCCGTTGTGGGTTTCTTCTCTCACTCAGGGCCAGCCGGATACGATTTTCGGATATCCCTTCTTCTTCAACCAGTCCTGCGCAGCCATTGCCGCCGCCGCGAAGAGCATCGTATTTGGAGATTTCTCCAAGTACATCATCCGCGACGTTCTGGGCATCACCTTCGTGCGGTTCAACGAACTGTACATGGGCTCCTACCAGGTGGGCTTCCAAGCCTATCTGCGCACCGACGGCCAGTGCATCCAGCCGGCCGCGTTCTCGGTCCTCTACCATCCTGCGTCCTAACACCCCGGGACGAAGCCTGAAGATGAGGGGGAGCCTGCCTGGCTCCCCCGATTCTTGAGCCTTTCATGGGAAAGAAACCAAAATATCAGACGGCAGTAAAGCCACCAAAGCAAAACACGATGGCGGTGCATCCGGTGCGCAAGCCGAAAGTTGAAACGCGATGAGTGGAATCGTACAGCAGGCGCTTCCCAGCAAAGAACCGGTATCGTTGGCCGACGCCAAAGCCTTTCTCAAGATCAACACCGACCGCGACGACGCGCTGATCGGCACCCTGATCACCGCGGCGCGCGCCTATTGCGAGGACAACACCGGCCTACTCCTAGCTCCGCGCATCTTCGTGCAGTACCGCGACAGTTTCCCATTCTATCCGTATTTCCAGAGTCCTTATGCTCCCGGCTTTGGCGTTGTTCCCCCGCTGGCGTTCGGCTATCCCTTCCAGGCGAATTATCCGCTGCCAGTTTACGGAAGCTACCAGGGTACACGCTCGCCGTTTGAGATTCGCTTGCTGGCGTGGCCGGTCACAGCCGTGCAGAAGATCACCTACATCGGCACGGACGGAAATCCCCATGATCTCTCGCCTGGCGAGGATTTCATCGTGGACTTGGTGTCTCAGCCCGCCCGGTTGTCGCCGCTGCCAGGGAAGAACTGGCCCATTTCCGTGCTTAGCACCAATGCGGTGGCCATCTACTTCACCGCTGGATTCAACGCGGACCCGACGACGATCACGGATGACAAAGAGACGGCCGCGCCTGACCCGCCGGATCAGATAGTGGAAACGAAGTTCGTGACCGGCATCCCGCAGACCTTGCGTCTCGCCATTCTCATTCTTGTTTCGCACTGGTATTTCACGCGGGAACCCGCCGTCGCCGGAACCGCGGCAAGCGTTCCCCACCATCTTGATCAGTTACTGGCGACGAATCGCGTTTACAACTTTGACGATAGTTCCCAGAGCGGATAAGCGATGGAATTGGACGCGCAGATCAAGGAGAGCGAAGCCACGATGAAGCTGTTTGCCGCCGCAACAGAAAGGCATCCGGAGGATGAAGGACTCCGCGAGCAATTCCGGGTCGCCGAGGACAATCATAGAAATCTGTGCGCGGCACGCACCAGAGTCGCTCAGGCATCGTACATGGGCCGATTCATCCAGGGGCTGTTTCAATGACGCTGCGCCGGCTTTCCGGAACTGTTCCTTTCACGGGCCAGTACACCGCGCCTGGTTCCATGGCGCACCGCATCAGCATTTACCAGAAAAGCGCGCGCAACGCGGACGGCAGTTTTCCCGATGACGATCTGTTCATTGAGACCTGGGCCGCCTTCCGCGTGCTTCAGGGCAGGGAATTGGACCTGGCGCAGGAAGTGGTGCAATCCGTCGAGGTGCTGTTCACGGTTCCCTATGTGGAAGGTCTGAATCAGCCCATGACCGTGAAGACTTACGACGGGAACACCTACCAGATTTTATATATCGCCGACCCGGACGGCCGGCGCGTCGAGCAGCGACTGTATTGCAGGCTCGTGAACCAGACGGAGTGGTGATGGCGGAATCGGTTACGGTCCGCGTGGACGGCATGAAGGAACTCGAAGAGGTGCTGCTGAACGAGACACCCAAGAAAGTGCGCGCCGCCGTGCGTCCCGCGCTCCGCGAATGCGGCGAATGGATGAAGGATTTGATCTCCGAGGCCGCGCCGATGAATGACGAAGAGTGGGCCCACGAACGCGGTTTTTTGCGTGCCAACATCATCAGCCGGGTGACGATCTCCGCGAAAAACGATGAGGCCACCGTAAGCGTCGGGCCGAATCAGAACGCCTTCTACGGGGCATTCGTGGAACTCGGCCACCGTTTGGTGAGAGGCGGCTACTCGCGCACAACGCTCTTTGGGTCCCGCGGCCCAGGACGGGAGATCGGGATTGTGCCTCCGCATCCCTTTGTGCGTACCACTTTTGAAATGCACGAGCAGGCATGGCTCGACATGCTGACGGAAAAGTTGCGGGAGAATGTGGGCCTCTGATGCCTTTCGAGCAGGGCTTGTACCAGCTTTTGACGGACCCGAGCTCGGCGGTCGGCGCGCTGGTTGGCACCAGCGTTTGGTTTTCGCAATTGCCCAAGGGCGCGAGCTTTCCGGCATTGGTAATCCATACGGTCGCCAACCCGCCGATCGTGGACCTGGACTCCACGGCATCGCTTCAACAGCGGCGCATACAGGTTGATTGTATTTCCTCAATTGACCAGCTCGATGCGCGGAGCCTGGCGCGCGCCGTGATGGCGGCGCTCAGGGACTTTTCCGGGACGCTGGACGACGGAACGGTGGTCAGCACGGCGATCCTGAACAACGACATTGATTTGCCCTATGAGGTGGGCGCGCACGGCTACGCATTCCGCGTGGCGCTGGACTTCACGCTGATGTTCGTGGAAGCAAGCTAAGAGTTTCCCTTTGGGAAAGCAAGTAAATTTGAAAGGAAGTGAACCATGCCAGCTTCAGTTGCTTACGCAGGACGCGGTTGCAAGCTCAATCTCCAAACTGCCACATCTCCGGTAACCTGGACGGCCATCGCGCAGATCCAGAAGATTGCGTTCAGTGGAATTAAGATCAACCTGGATGACATCACCAACCTTGACAGCCCCTCGGCATTCAAAGAGTGGTTGGCAACTGGCCCCGTGGACCCCGGTGACGTCACATTCAGCGGCGTCCTGAATCCCGCCAGCATTACGCAGGGCGACATGCTCTCGCTCATCCAGGCCATGACGCTCAGCAATTTCCAGATCACCTTGAGCGACGCCGTGACCAAATTGGCCTTCAGCGGCTATTTCTCCGAATACTCCCCGGTGGCCAACATCGAACCCTCCAAGGCCATCACTTTCAGCGCCAAGATTCAGATCACCGGCACGATCACGATGGGCAGCTAGGGCTGACCCATGACGCAGCCCGATGTCCTGGCGCGGGAAATCACTCCCGCATCCGAGGTGACGCTCCACGGGAAGGTGTACCAACTCGCCTTCCCGATGAAGGCGGTCATCCTCTACAAGCAAAAGACCGGCGACAACCTGTTCGATCCGAAAAAATGGAAAGAACTGAGCGACCCGGAAAAGCTGACTGCGGCATTCTGGGCGGCTGCTTCTATCCACCAGCCGGAACTTTCCTATGATGCCGTGACGCTGCTCCTGGACTTTTCCAACCTCCCAGCGGCGGAAGCGGCCATCGTCGAATGCCTCCAATCGTATATGCCGAAGCCAAAACCGGTCGAGGGTGACGACCCAAACGCCCCGGCGCCCAGCGAGTCGAGCTAACAGTCCTCGACTTGTGGGCGGTGGCGCGCGCGGACCTGGGAATGAGCCGCGAAGAGTTCCTGGCTTGTTCCCCGCTGGAACTCGAGGCCATGATCGCGCGGCTGGAGAAACGGCGCGATCATGCGCGCTTTCTGGCCGCGATGGTCTGCGCTTCGATCTTCAACGTAAATTGCGATTTTGATAAGCGGCCGGAGGGTTTCTCTCCCGCGGATTTCATGCCCGGGAAGCGAAGCCCGGCGGACGATTTGACGGAGTTCGCGCTGGAATGCCAGCGAAACGATTTCGAGCACATTCCCACGGAAGAGGATAAACGCATGGCGGAAATCTTCCGGGCGCAGATGAGCGGAACCTTCAAACTGAAGGACAACTGATGGCAGCCAACGTTCTAGGGCGTATCGCGGTAACTTTGGGGCTGGACAGCGCGGCATTCGAGCAAGGCCTGTCCAAAGCCGCGAAGCAAGCCAATGCCAACGCCAAGGAAATCGAGAAGGGCTTCAAGGGCCTGGGCGGTTCGTTCGACGCGCTGCTCGGGCCCCTAGGAAACCTCGGTACGCGATTTAGTTCGACGCTTGCGCAGATAGGCAACCAAATAGGCGCGGTGACGCGACAACTGGCCCCGTTGGGTCCAGCGTTTGTCGAAGTAGGCATCGGCGCTGCCGCGGTTGGAACGGGTTTGGCGCTGATCGGCACCGCCGCCGTCGGCATGGCTATCTCTGGAGCGAAAGTCATCGAGGAAATCGAGCACCTATCGGAAAAGACCGGCATCTCGCGGGAGAACCTTGTCGCGTGGAAAGCTGCCGCGGAAGCCAGCGGCGTTTCGCTGGATGAGTTCACCATTGGCCTGCGCTTCTTCGAGAAATCGCTCGGGGGCACCAGCGCTGCCGCGAAGGAAATCCAAGTCGTCCTGAAATCCATCGGCGTAACCACGAAGGATCCCCAGGAAGCGCTCCTTCAGATCGCTGATGCGTTCTCCAAGATGGATGATGTCCCTCGGAAGGCTGCTATTTCCATCGCCCTATTCGGCCGCGCGGGGACGCAAATGATTCCGGTCCTCGATGAAGGCCGTGCCGGGATGGAGAAATGGCAACAAATTGCAAAACAGATCGGCCCGGACATTTCGGAAAGTGCGGTGAAAGCCGCTCAGGCATGGAAAACCGCCAATGTGGAAATAGGCCTGCGCTTGGATGCGCTGAAGGTCTCTGCGAGTGGGCTTCTCACCGTCCTTGTGGATATAGCGAACGCCGGTTTGCAGGTTATCCACTACGGTCTGCATCCTTATTATGACCCGACGATGCCAGGTGCCACTGCCGATTACGCGAAAGAACGCGCCAAGCTCGAGGAAGACAATACCACGCGGATGAATGACCTGGCGCAAAAGGCCGTGGACATTGCCAAAACCCACGGCGTAGCCGCTGCGGCCGTCCTGGATTTGCAGCGGCAAATTACGGCTTCGGAGCTGAACACTACCCAGGCTGGCTTGCTGCACACCGCGGATCTGATGAATCAACTGCCTGCGCTGCAGAAGGCAGCGGAACTCGAACGCGCGCGCGCCGCGGAAATGCAGCGCCAGGCGGAAGTTTTTAAGCGCAGCCTTGCAGACCTTGAGGCCACGCATGGCGCGATACGGCCGGGCGCTGCAAAATCCATCCTCAAGGCGGGCGACACTTCGGGGCTGTTCGGCGCGCAGCCGAGTCCCTGGGACGTTTTGGCGGGCGAAGCGCCCAGCATCGGCGGGATGCCCACGGGCGGCGCCCAATTCGGTACGAGCGGCCTCAGCCTGCTCACAAGTCTGACCGAGCAGTACAAGACCTACATTGGGCAGACGACGGAAGAAATCACCGCCTACTGGGATTCGCAAATCAAAGCTATGGACGCGCTGCTCGTGGCTTCGCATGCCAGTCAGGAAGTTATCGATGAGATGAACAAAGAGGCCAATAGCCTGAAGGCTAACGCTCTGGCCAGCGCCGACACGGAAGCAATGAAGGCCGCAAAAGCGGCCGTCCGCGATGGCACAGCTAACTTCCAACAGTCCTGGACGGTGGCTTTCGACAACGTGAAGAAGGGCGGAGCGAATCTTGCGCAAACCCTGGGCACGGCTCTAGGCACGATGATTGACGACATCAATCACGGGCTCGCGGAGCTGATCGTCACGGGCAAAGGACTCAACTTCAAGGAAATCGCGCAAAAGTTTGCCATCACCATGGTCCAGTCCGTGCTGCAAAAGGGTGAGTCGGCACTTTTGGGCGCTTTGGGATTCGGGAAGCCCGACGGCAGCTCGACCAAGCCCTTCTACGTCACTCTGGTAGGCCCCGGCGGCATGGTTGGCTCGCTCGCTGGCGGGGGCGGACTTGGCAGCATCTTTGGCGGCTCCGGCGGCCTGGGGGGCATCTTCAGCTTGTTCGGAGGCTTCCTGGCCGGCGGGGGTGACGCCACGCCCGGGCAAAGCTACATCGTGGGCGAATCCGGCCCGGAATTGTTCACGCCGGCGCGTGCCGGAACGGTCGCAGCCAATTCCACGCTGCGCGCAAGTTCACAGGTCATTTACAACATCGACGCGCGCGGCGCCGATGCTGGCGTCGAGCAGCGCCTCCATGTGGCCATCAGGGAATCGGAAAATCGCGCCGTGGCCCGCAGTGTCAGCACCGTGAACGAATTGAGCAAGCGCCGATAATATGTCCATCACGTTTCCGCTCTCCATGCCTGCGGCTCCATCGCCGCGCAACGTCACACTGGGCGCGAACAACATCGTCAGCCTGGCGGTTAGCCCCTTCACCGGTTCGTCCCAGATTCAGGAGTGGCAGGGGGAATGGTGGGAAGCGGAGATTGCTCTTCCCTCGATGTTGCGCACCGTCGCGGAGCCCTGGATCGCGTTTCTGACCGCATTGCGCGGCCAGAGCGGCTCTTTTCTGATGGGGGATCCCGCCCGGAAGACGCCCTATGGGATCGCTACGGGAACCCCACTGTGCAACGGCATTCAGGCTGGCGGCAGCAAGACCTTGGTCACGGATGGTTGGACGGCAAACAAAACCGGAATCCTGAAAGCGGGAGACTATCTCCAAATCGGCACTGGTACGACGCAGAGACTCTACAAAAATTTGACGGATGCCAACAGCGACTCTGGCGGCAACGCCACGCTCGATATTTTCCCTCGGTTGCGCCCCGAGGGCGTCACGGACAACGAAGCCATCGTGACGGCCAGCCCTAAAGGCGTCTTTCGTTTGGCGGGCAACTGGCGACAGTGGCAGCAAGATTTCACGCGCGCAGTCACGATTTCCTTCAAGGCGGTTGAGAACCTCTAATGCGTTCCTGCTCGACGGCATTCCTGGCGGAGATTCAGGCTCCCAAGGTTGCGCCTATTTACCTCGTCTCGATGCAATTCTCTTCCGGAACGATTTACGTCTGGAGCGGCATCGGCTCCGTGACGTGGAATGGACAGACCTGGCTGGGCATCGGCAACCTTGGCGGAATTTCCAGCATACCATCCACGGAACTCATTCAGGCGCAATCGATCGCTTTGACGCTGAACGGTATTCCGTCGGCTCTTCTGGCGGATGCGATTTCCGGTTGCAATCAGACTTATGCTGTAAACGTGTATTTTGGCTTCCTGAATCCCTATGGGGCCATCATCGGCGATCCCGTGCTGGTCTTCTCCGGCTCGATGGACGTTCCCACGGTCACAATTAGCGGCGAAACCGCCTCGATCTCCATCACTTGCGAAAATCCGCTTATTTCCTTGAATCTGGCCTCCAACCGGACGTTCACGAACGACGATCAGTTCATTGATTATCCCACGGACATGGGCTTCACATTCGTGCCGGCGATTCAGGATTGGAATGGAAACTGGGGCACCTCCGGAGGAAGCAATCCAGGATCAAGTGGCGGGAGCCAAGCCGTTTCGGGAGGCGGTTCGGGGACGCCGGTTGGACCGCAACCTGGAAGCGGGGAGGTTCCAAACTATCCGGTGCCATGATGAACAGAATGCTCGATTGGGAAACCAAACTTGCGGACTTCATCCACGCGAATCTGCGCACGCCGTTCGCGTGGGGAAAATTCGATTGCTGCCTGTTCGCCTGCGATGCCGTTCAAGCGGTGACCGGAACGGATTTGGCCCGCGATTTTCGCGGGAAGTACGATTCGCTCGCTAGCGCTTATGCAATGGCGAAGGAATATTCCGGAGGAGCGATTGCTGAACTCGCCGAAAAGAAAGCCGCTGAATACGAACTTGCGGAAGTCCCCCTGGCATTCGCCTCTCGTGGAGACGTGGTATTGGTCTCCACGGTGCTAGGTGACGCATTGGGTATCATCGGCATGGACGGCATAGATGCGCTGTGCTCTGCCTCCCATGGCCTGGTAAAAGTTTCGCGGTCCGCATGGAAAAAGGCATGGAGAATCTAACTTGCCCCCGGTAATCATTGCCATCGTGGCGGGACTTACAGCCGCGTTTGGGGCTGCCGCGGCAGTGGCCATCATAAACGTGACGATTTTCATGGCTGTTACCCTGGGCATCGATGTGCTCCTAAATCGCATCTTTCGCCCGCATGCCGCGACCATCACCAGCCAGATGACCGTGCGCCAGCCGGTTTCTTATCGCCGGATCATCTATGGAAGCGTTCGCGCCGCCGGCGTGATGACCTACTGCGGGCTGAGCGGTTCCAAAAACGAATACCTGCATCTGGTGCTGACGCTGGCTGGGCACCAGATTACCTCGATTGGCAGTATGTACTTCGATGGCAATCTTGCCAGCCCTTCGAGCAGCAGCCCCTATTATTATTACGACCTGGAAACCGATCTCGGCGATCCCGCGAATACTTCACAGCCATTTCCGCATCTGGCCTCGGCGATTCCGGGATGGAGCAGCGCTTGCCTGCAGCGCAGCTGCGCTAAGGTTCACCTCACCCTGAAGTATGACGTCAACAAATATCCCAACGGTGCGCCCTCCAGCATCGCGTTCGACGTTCATGGGAAAAAGCTTTATGACCCGCGCACCAGCACGACGGTCTACAGCAACAATGCGGCCCTGTGCATCCGGGATTTCCTGACGGATGCGAAGTACGGCCTCGGCGCGGTTTCGGCTTCCATTGATGACGCCTACACGACGGCCGCCGCGAACACCTGCGATGAGAGCGTGGCCATCAGCAGCGGCAACACCGCAACGATCGGTTCATGCACCCACGTAACCATCATTTCCGGGCAGGGTGCCGTCACGGCGACGAATAACCTGAAAATCGGAGCGCAAGTTGCGCTGAGCGCCTTTACTTACGCCACGTTTCTGAACGGCCTCAGCGTCACCGTGCTGGCGCGCACGGCAACCTCGTTTACTTTCTCGATTGCGTACGCCGATTACGATCATTCCGATAGCGGCACAGCCATCGCTCCCGCAACGCAGGCTCGTTATACCTGCGATGGAGTTTTTGATGCCGGCCAGCTCCGCGGAGATGTGCTCCGTTCTCTATGCAGCGCAATGGCCGGATGGATCGTGCCTCCGGGTGATGCCTGGCGCATCCTGGCCGGCATCTATCGCACCCCGACGATCATTCTGAAGCAAGATGACCTCCGCGGGCCGATCAAGATGGATACGCTAGTCAGCAAGCGCGAATTGGCAAACGGCATCACCGGAACGTTCGTCAGTCCGGCGAACAATTGGCAGCAATCCAATTTTCCCCCGGTCCTCAATTCCACCTACGTGACGCAGGACGGCGGGAACAAGATTTGGCAGGATATGCAGCTTCCGTTCACCACGGATGGCATTCGCGCGCAGCGTCTCGCCAAAATCACGCTGGAGCGCATCCGGCGGCAGATCACTCTGACTCTACCCTGCAAGCTGAGCGCTTTCCCATTGGAGCCAGGCGACACGGTGATGTTCACGTTCGACCCGTTCGGGTTCAACCAGAAGATTTTCGAGGTGCAGCAGGCCGCCGTAGTGGCAGACGCTTCCACTACGCGCCCATACAACGTTTCCGAAGACGCCAGCCCAATCAGCAACGTCGGCCAGGTTCCTATTCTGGGAGTGGACCTGGTACTGAAAGAGACCGACAGCGGCGTTTATTCCTGGAACGCGGCGACGGATGAGAATACCTGGCTTTCGCCTTCGCCGACCACGCTCCCCGACCTGAAAGTATGCCAACCCGTTACCGGCCTGAGCGCGAGTTCCGGGGCTGGCACTGCAATCATCCGCGCCGATGGTTTGATCCATGATCGCATTCTGGTTCAATGGACGGCGCCTTCGGACCAGTTCGTCACCAACGGTGGATCCGTAGAAGTTTATCTTTCTCCGCATGGCGCGGGAACTTGGGATCTGGTCGGAACGGTGGATGGCGCAGACACCCAGTTCTACATTCTGAACGTCGTGGACGGCACTGCTTATGACGTGCAGGTGTACGCCGTGAACGCCGCGGGCGTGACATCCGCCGTCGCGGAAGTGGACAATGTGACTGCTTCGGGTGGCACGACGAGTTTTGCCGGGGTGATTCCCACCTCGACTCCGCTTAATAATCAAGGAAGCATCTCGAATGTAAGCACCTATACTTTCACCTATGCCTCCACTACCAACAGCATCACCTGGTCATGGGCCGCGTTCACGTGCTATGCGGCTGATGGTTCCACGGTCACCGTAGCCGCGGATTCGCAAGCGGCATTCACGGGCCTTAGCGGCGCCACGACTTATTATTTCGGAATGTACGTGACGCTAAACCACGACGGGACGGGAACCGCCCACGTTGTGAAGAGCGACGTTAGCAGCGGAACCGGTCCAGAAAGCGTCCAGCAAAAGGTGCAGGTAGTCAATGCGGACGGCTGCGTCGCCGTGGCCGTGAACGTAACGGCAGCGACCGGGAGTTCTGGCGGCGGGGGTGGCGGGGGCGGGAAAGATGGGTGCTTCTCTCCCAATACGCGGCTGAAAACCCGTCGCGGGAGTGTCCGATTCAAGGAATTGCGTGTTGGAGATTCACTCTTGACGGCCAGGAATACATGGCGTCCGGTGACAAAAATAA